ACGGCGCAAACCGATGTACCCACGAATCTGGTGGAATGTGGGCGAAACCAAATGCATTCTGCTCATACGGAGAATTGAAAGAAAAAGATAATACTGTTTGCCAAGGACATAAATGTCCTTAACAAAAAGGAAAGGAGAACCGATGAGTGACTTGATTAATAGACAGCAAGCAATGGATGTGCTTGAGGAACAACTTGATTATCTTCTTATGCTTAATAAGAAAGACAATCCAACGGCGGAAAGTAAATGGTACGGAGTAAATCAGGCAAGAAACACGATTGCCGAACTACCCACCGCAGAGCCAACGATAGACCTTGTAATGTGCGGGGAATGTAAGTATTGGCACGAAGGCAGATGTTGGAATATTAAAGGCCTTAATAAAACCGATGGAATAGTTAACGCTGATGACTTCTGCTCCTACGGAGAAAGGAAAACCGATGAGAAATCCTTGTAAAGAATGTGACTATTATCACCCCACTAATAACACTTGCCGATCAAAGAAATGTTGCACAGGTGGAGCGGGATATGTGACTTTTTTTGACAGATTATTTTGCAAGCCGTATAAAGCGGGAGAAGTAAAAAGAAGCAATTGGAAAGGAGAGGAAAGATGAGTTTCATAGTCAAAGGGATTGATTTACCGCAGATACTTTACACAGATATAAGGATATATAAAGATGGCAGAATAAAAAAAATCATAGGCGAAAGCACTATGATTTCATGTAACGAAAATGTTCAAGCCATTCAAATCCCGAAGGGACACGGAAGGTTGATAGATGCAGACCTTTTAAAAGACACGGTACGTGATTCTGTTCCTGCGTACGGTATAGGAGTTAAGATTCCAACATATGGCGATATGGACATAATGGGTAAAATCGGATTAATGCCTACGATATTAGAAGAGGAGAGGGAAGATGGTTAAATTCACTCAATCAATGTCGGCGTTTTTGTTAAAGCGTTACCCTGAAAAAATTTGGCTGATAGCATTCGGACATCTGGAAGAATTTACGCCAGAAATGAAAAGCGAATACTTCGAATGGCTCAAGACTGATGAAGGCAAAAGCTATCTAAAAGGTGGATCCAATTACATTGAAGGGGAGGATGCGATATGACAGTTGAAATGATAATTGACGCGCTGGATGCCGTCACCTGGTATAACGGCCTCGCAGAAAACGTCCTTGCCTGGAAAGATCTCAAGCCGGAACACGGAAGCGTTTCTTGCCCGGATAATTACGGATGTAAAATACATGGGCTTCTGTCCGTGAGTGATAAGGAATATCTCGCGCAGCTTCAAGTGATATGGATGATCTGCGTCGTGCTTTTCGGCGACTACGGAACTTCGCCTAGGTATGGATATATAAAAGAGAAAAGCCTGAAAGAGTTTCATGCTTTTATAGATTTAATTACAGAGACGCAAAAGGAGGCCGATGGTGAAAACGAAATATGATACCGGTGAAGAGGTTCTCGTTCCGGCAAAAGTAACAAGAATATCAATTGAAAACGAAAAAATCGAATATACCGTGATTTCAATTAATGGATTTGATGATACAAATCACAAAGCAGAGATGCGAATCGTGGAAGAAAACCTGGTCGGCTTAGCGGATGGTTCGGAAACTTTATGTGAAAAACTTAGAGATGTCATCGAATGGGTCAACGAGTCTCCGAGTCATCGCCTCTTTATTGAGAGTGACAAAAAGGGAAAGATCGTTAAAGCGGTGTTGGAGGTGACGCGCGAATGAACTGGGCATTTATGGCGCTGATTATATTCGTAATAATCTTCCTTGTTGGAAAGGAGTGAAGAGGCCGTGAAAATGATATTAGCATTCGTAGTGGGCATAAGGGAGAGAAGAGGAGGCCGAAGATGGAAGAGCTGAAGCCGTGCCCGTTCTGCGGAGGACGGGTCTATATTAAAACATCTAAATATTTTCAAGAGAATAAACACGCATATCAAATCATCTGTCCGTGTGGAATGGCTAAGACATTAGCCTATCCGACGCCTGAAGAGGCAGCCAAAGCATGGAATACCAGGACGAAGAAGGTGATCGCAGAATGAGCGCTTTCAAGGTCTTTTATAAATGTGATGAAGAAAGATGTGATCCTTGCCAGCATTGCGGACATACATCAGAAATCACTCATGCAAAGAACTTCACTCTGGTTGGCAATGCATTCTTTGAGAATACTACCGGAGAAGATGATCCAAGGATTTTGATTATAAGCAAAATGGGCGACGACATCATCAATAAAGTCGAAGAGTTGAAGAGGGGCTACAGAATAAAGATGAGTGATGAAAAAAATACATTAAATGATATTAAATCTGGCAAAGGATTACCGCCGATAAACACACAACTCTAATGGAAATTTTTCTAAAGGGCTTAAGCATAAAAACGAGGAGGATAACCATGGATGACAAAACTAACGAAATCAAAATAAAAGTTAAGACAGAAGGACTTGAAGAGGCTAGAGAGGAAATTCGGAGAATATCAGATGCGCTCGACAACTTTCCGGGAATGATAAAGATCCAGAAGCTGGAGAACTGTGAAGTCAACTTCCATGTGTCACAGTATTATTCAGGAGGCTCCGAAGTTGAATAAGAGGCAGAAGAAAAAGAAGATGAAGACACAGCCGAGGCCATGTCCGTGCTGTGGCAGAAATGTCAAGGTGGAGTCCTGGGAAAACTGGTACCAGGTTGGGTGCTGGTATTATGGCTGTGATTATAATGTTTGGATCATTGCAAAGAAAAAGAAAAACGCCGTCAAAGGATGGAACAATCGAATTAAAAAATATATGAATCAGGAGAAGAAATAATGGCGAGCAGAATTAAACATATGAAGAGGAGTAGAAGAAGTTATCGCGATAGAGCATGGCAGAACAGTTTCAGAAGAACTGCCTTCTTAAGAGAAAGAGATAGCGTCATGAAGGACAGCCTGCTCGATAGGCTGAAATCATTCTTCAGAGGAGCAGCGCGAGAAGGGGAGTGAGGTCATGATCAAGACTTACTGTGACTTATGCGGCAAAGAGATCCATAGCTTTGATTTAAAGATCTCAGCTATAGCGCCGAAGTTTGAAGAGATTCCCGGAGCAAAATATGACTTTCATCCGAACTGCTGGTATCGAATGAAAGAGAAGATCAGGGCTGCAAAGGAGGCGCGAGAATGAGATGGATCCCGATATCAAAGAAGTATCCGAATGAGGCGGGGATGTATTTAGTAACTATCGAAACGCCATGCGGACTTCGGGAAGTTGGAACACTTTCATTCCGACTTGAAGGAAGAACAAGGAAGCCGACATTCTATAATCCGTATAATACGACTCCGATCAACGTGATCGCTTGGATGCCGATTCCCGGACCTTACTACTCTGAAGAGGATATCAAAGCAAGAAAGAAGTGAAGGGTATGACGATGAATGCAAAGAGATATCTGGCTCAATATAGCGATCTGGCCGAAAAAATCAAACTCTATGAGGAGAGGCTTGAAGACATAGCGACGACGCCAGGAATTAAAGGCATAGAGCTCGATGGAATGCCCAGAAGTACGAAACTATCAAAGCCAACAGAAAAAGCCACATTGGAGCTAATAGAGGCCAAGGAGAGGCTCGAGAACGGACTGATAAGAGCGAAGGCAATCAAGCAGCGCATCCTTGACAAGATCGAACTGGTCCCTGTCCCGATCTATCGAGAACTTCTGATATCGAGATATATTCGACTTATGACATGGGAAGCGGTCACGGATCAAGTATCAGAACTAAGGACCAAGAAATCTAAATCCGGAAAGAATAAAGAAGAACGCTACACGGTCAGCCATGTGATGGGTCCAATGCATGGAAGAGCTTTAAAATCATTTGAGAAGGTTTTGGAAAAATATCCGGATAATATAGAATAATATACTCGGAGCGTGCTATCATTAAAATGCCCATAAGGATTAAGGTCAGCGACCTTCTTTCCAGTTTTGGTTTTATTACCCCTGAAAGCCCCGAAGATTCGGGGCTTTTAAAATAAGATATGTTCAATTATAAATCCAAAAGATGGCAGCAGAAGAGAGAGATCATTCTGAAGCGAGACAACTATATGTGCCAATGGGCGAAGATGAAGGGAAGACGTGAGACAGAAGATCCGACCAAAGGGATTCTTCTGGTAGTGCATCACATCTTCCCTGCGGAAGACTATCCGCAATATGCCATGAGCAACTGGAACCTCATCACACTCTCATCAGTTGCTCATGACAGTATGCACGACAGAACAACGAACCAACTGACCGCGAAAGGCAGATGGCTCATGAGAATGAAAGCGAAAGAGATGGGGATAGAACTATACGACGAAGGAACGACGCTGATCTGCGGAGCACCGGGAACCGGAAAGACTACACTTGCCAAGAAGATCATGGAAGACAATTCCCTCTGCTACGACTTGGATCTGATCGCATCAGCATTCCGCCTCGGCTTGAATGAAACAAAGCCAGCGAGATGGATGGCGAACGATCTCCTCAAAGGATTCGTCCTCAATGCTCGGAGGTATACGAAGTCAGTCTTCATCCTGCGAACAGCTCCGAGAAGAGAAGAGCTTGAAGCTATCCAGCCGGATAGGATCATCTTACTGACTCGGATCTGGAAGGACAAGGGCATAGAGGTCAAAGATCTCGACTATAGAATTGAAGCACTCAAGATCTGGGCTGAGGACAATGGAGTACCGATCGAGATAGACCCCGCCCCTGATCGTCCCTGAGAATCCATAGGGGGAACGAGGCGGGGGAGACAGGGTCTTATATACAAGGGGAAAATTAGGGGAAAGGGAAAACCATAAGCTCTCGCGCACGCGCGAAATTATAGTAAATAAGATTTTTGGGGGCCTGAGAACCTTCAAAAAAATGATGTCAAAAATTGACGGAAATGGAACCAAACGAAATGTGCAAAGAAAATTTAAAAATCGAGTATTATGATCCGAAGGACCTGAAGCCTTATAAGAATAACGCCAGGCATCACGAGGACATTGATATAAACGCAATAAGAGAAAGCATCCGGAAGTTCGGTTTCGCTGACCCGATCGGCGTCTGGTCAGATGAGCTTCTAATCGTAGAAGGCCACGGCCGTCAGCTCGCAGCTATTGAAGAGGGCATGGATAAAGTCCCATGCATCAGGCTTGACTGGATGACAGATGAAGAACGCCGGGCTTATGCGATAGCACATAACAGGACAGCTGAGCTTTCTTCATGGGATACGGACCTTTTACAGCTTGAGCTTTCTACTTTGAAAGAGATAGATCTCTCGAGTTTGAACTTTGAACAGCTCGGCAACATGAACGAAGAGCCGAGAGTTGAAGAGGATGACTATAAAGAACCTGCGAATATAGAACCCAAGGCTCATGTCGGAGATCTATACCAGCTGGGAGAGAATCGGCTTATATGTGGAGACTCCACAGACCCGGAAGTCATCAAAAACCTACTGGGGGGGGCAATGCGTGGACATGGTCTTCACAGATCCTCCCTGGAACGTAAACTATGGAGCGGACAGTGACTGCCCGATTTATAAACCGAGGACGATATTGAACGATCACATGTCGACAAACGATTTTAAAGACTTCATGGACTCGGCATTCAAATCCATGAATATGGCGAGCAAAGACGGAGCCATGACATATATCGTAATGTCAGCACAAGAATGGGGAAATCTCATGCTCGCACTTTTTGAGAACGGATATCACTGGTCTTCGACAATAATATGGGCAAAAGACAAGTTTGTTATATCAAGAAAAGATTACCACACTCAGTACGAGCCAATATGGTACGGATGGAAAGAAGGCTCAAGACTTCATCCACTGAAAGATAGAAAGCAAAGTGATCTTTGGGAGATTCCGAGACCCATAAGATCAGACGAGCATCCAACGATGAAGCCCATTGAATTGGTCTCAAAGGCTATAATTAACAGCTCAAACAAAGGAGACCTTGTACTTGACTTATTCGGTGGATCCGGGTCGACGCTTATCGCTTGCGAGCAACTGAAAAGAAAGTGCTTCATGGCAGAACTGGATCCGCACTATGTGGACGTTATAATTGACAGATGGGAGAGCCTTACCGGAGAGAAGGCTGTCCTTTTAGATAATTAAAGAATGGCGAAGAAACGAACATGGAAAAAGAGAATCAAGGAAGCCTGCATCGAGGCTCAGACATATCGGCCATACTTCGACCAAACCATTGATACCGTGGCGGAGATCCTCGCGATGAGGGACGATGCCAGGGACAGATTCAAAGAGATGGGAGGGCAGACCGTAGTCGTTCATACGAATAAAAACGGCGAGAAGAATCCGGTCAAGAATCCCGCGCTGGTCATTATAAACGACATGAACCAAACGGCCCTGTCATATTTCCGAGACCTCGGGCTCACTCCGGCAGGACTCAGGAAGATAGACCAGTCTCTGATGAAAGGCAGCCAGAAATCAAACTTCGCTGAGATTCTGGAAGGCATAGGGATATGAAAGCGAAGGACTATAAGAAGATCGCAGACAAGTTTGCAAATGACGTGATCGCTGGAATTCAGATCGCAGGAAAGGAAGTAGTGGCAGCTTGCCAGAGATACCTGGACGACCTGAAGAGGGAAGATCTGGAAATGAGGACGAAAGACCCGAATGTAGTCTGCTCTCTCATTGAAGGATTTTTCGTTCATCAAAAAGGAGAAGACACAGAAGGCAATCCCTTACTCGGGAAACCCTTCATTCTACAGCCGTGGCAGGTTTTCGTCATTGTGAATCTCTTCGGCTTTTATTATAAAGGGACAAACGAACGAAGGTATAAAGAAGCGTTTATCGAGGTGCCCAGAAAAAATGGGAAGACGAGTTTCATCGCATCCCTGGCTTTCGCCGTTGGGATCCTTCAGAGGGCCTCGAATTCGACAATCTATATTATTTCAAATGCGCTGAAGCAAGCGCTTCAGAGTTTTGAGTTTTTGAAATTCAATCTTGAATATAAGAAGCTGGATGAAGAATTCAAGATCCTGAATAACAGCTTCAGTCACTCGATCTCATATAGCTTTACCGGAAAGGATGGATCTCCGAACGGTCAGCTGTATATTGAAGCGCTGGCTGCCAATCCGGACAGCCACGATTCTTTCAACTGTAACTTCGCGATTGCGGACGAGGTTGCAGCCTACAAGAAGGCGGCACAATATAACAGATTCAAAGAGGCCATGAAAGCCTACAGAAACAAGCTGATGGTCGGAATCACGACAGCCGGAGACAATGTCAACAGCTTCGGATATCAGCGTCAGGAATACGCGGTGAAGGTAGCGACGGGAATAGTCAAAGATGATACGCTCTTCGCCCTGGTCGCCAGAGCTGATCAGGACCAGAAGGGAAACGTCGACTATGAGGATCCTATCCAGCACCAGAAAGCAAATCTCTCATATGGAGTGACGGTCACAGCAGAAGATCTCCTCCATGATTCAATTGAAGCGAAGAACGATCCGCAGCAGAGGAAGGACTTCCTCTCAAGATCGCTCAACATATACACGGCTCAGCTGAAGAGCTACTTCGATATTGATGAATTCAAAGCTTCGGATAAGAAGTTCAGCTGGTCCATGGAAGATCTGAAGAAGCTCCCGATCCAATGGTATGGAGGAGCGGACCTTTCCAAGATGCATGACCTTACAGCGGCTGCACTCTTTGGCCATTATAACGACACGGATATCATCATCCCTCACGCTTTCTTCCCGGTCACTCAGGCCATCAGAAAGCAGGAAGAGGATGGAATCCCTCTCTACCAGTGGAAGGATGAAGGAACGCTGACGCTCTGCAATAATCCGACCGTCAACTATTCAGACATAGTGAACTGGTTTATCGGGATGAGAAAATCAGGCTTCAAGATCAGGAGCATCGGATTTGACCGGAAGTTCGCTGAAGAGTTCTTCCTGTCAATGGAGTCCAAAGGATTCCCGATCAAGGACCAGCCTCAATATTTCAACATCAAATCAAGCGGCTTCCGATACATCGAGAAATCAGCAAAAGACGGAAATCTATATTATTTACATTCGGCAGCTTATGAATACTGCGTCTCAAACGTCCACGGCATCGAGAAGGTGGACGACATGATCCAGTATGAGAAAGTCGAGAAGACTCAAAGAATCGACCTTTTTGATGCGTCGGTCTTTGCAGCTTACCAATATATCAACGAAATGAAGAGGGCTGCGAGAGCGGCCTCCTGGTGGGGCGAATGAGCAAGAAGAGAAAAAAGAAAAGAGAATGTAATCAGACAGAAACGAATACCGCAGAAAAGAAGGAAGTGGCTTTCGTCATGTCCGATAAATGGGAGGAGATCCTTTGCATGGGATATACTTCTCTCGATAAGAATCCGGAGATCTTCGCAGCATGTAACGCGATTGCGAAACTGATCTCATCCATGACCTTATATCTCATGAGCAACGAATCAGATGGAGATCACAGGATATTGAACGAACTGTCCCGGAAGCTGGACATCAATCCGAATTCTTACATGACACGAAGGACCTACATGGAAGCGGTAGTCATGAATCTGCTTCTTCCCGGATCTGGAAACTCAGTCGTAAGAGTCCACACAAGTGGTGGGATCTTGACAGAGTTTGAGCCGATACCTCCATATCGGGTCGGATTCATGCAGGACGGATATAAGTATAAAATCCTGATTGACGGCGTCCCTTATGATCCTGATGAAGTCCTTCACTTCGTCGACAATCCTGATCCGAACTATCCCTGGAAGGGAAGAGGATTCACGACGACTATAAGAGAAGTCGCCAACAATCTGAAGCAGGCGCAGGAGACCACGAAAGGATTCCTGTCATCCAAGTGGAAGCCTTCGATCATCATCAAGGCGGATGGAATGACAGAAGGCTTCTCTGGTCCTGAAGCACGCGAGAAGCTATTGAATGAATACATCAAGACGGATGGAGCCGGGACGCCCTGGATCATTCCTGCAGATCACTTTGACGTGAAGGAAGTGAGACCGCTCACACTTAAGGATCTCGCGATCTCCGACACAGTTCAGCTTGATAAGAGGACGGTCGCTTCTATTATCGGGGTTCCTGCCTTCCTTCTCGGAGTTGGAGAATTCAATCAGAAAGAATGGAATAACTTTATCGAGACCAGGCTGAAAGCATACGCTCAGGAGATAGAACAGGAATACACGAAGAAAGTGATCCTGAGTCCGAAGTGGTACGTTAAATTCAATATCACATCTCTTAAGAGTTGGGACATTGAGACGATCGCCAACATATTCGGGAATCTGTATGACAAGGGAGTCGTTACCGGAAATGAAGTCAGAGACAAGCTTGCAATGAGCCCGATGGAGGGACTTGATAAGCTGGTTATTCTGGAGAACTTCATACCGGTTGAAGATATAGGCAATCAGTCCAAGCTGAAGAAAGACCAGGAGGAAGAATGATGGAAAAAAGAAAGATCAGGCAGTCAAGGACTTGCCTCACGAATTTCAAAACGAGAGAAGACGGAGAAGAGCTGAGGATCGAAGGCTATTTCTCCGTTTTTAATAGCATTTACGAACTTTGGCCGGGCGCGACAGAGTCAGTCGCTCCGGGCGCGTTCAGTGAGACTTTGGGCGTGGATGACATCCGCGCTCTGATCGACCACGAAACCATGTATGTGCTGGGAAGAAATGTCGCCCAGACTCTGGAACTGCGCGAAGACGATCGCGGACTTTGGGGAAGCATCAGGATCAATCCGAACGATCAGGATGCCATGAACTTATACGCGAGAGTCCAGCGCGGAGACGTCAACCAGTGCAGCTTTGGCTTCGACATCCTCGACGAAGAGACCGAGTATTCAGAGAGCGGTGATATTCATTGGACGATCAAGAAAGTCAAACTCTACGAAGTTAGTATTTGCACATTTCCGGCATATAAAGAGACCGAAGTCGAAGCCAGAAGAGAAGACTTTGAGCAGATCAGACAGAGGAAACTTGAAGCCGGGAAAAAAGAACTTTTAAACAAACTTAAGAAAGGAAAAGAAGATGCTTAGAAAACTCTTACTTTCAAAGAAGATCTCTGACAAGAGAGCAGCACTCGCTGAGCTCAGCAAGAAAGACGAAGACTTTAAGAGGAGAAGCGAAGAGCTGGAGCAGGCTATCGAAGAATCTGCAACTGAAGAGGAACAGGCTGATCTGGGAAAGATGGTCGATGACTTAGAGGCTGAAGAGACTGAGAATGAGAATGCGAAGAAGTCTCTTGAAGAAGAGATCAGAGCGCTTGAGAAAGAGCTCGAAGAACTTGAGGCTAAAGATGAGGCTCCTGTACCGGCACCCGGCGAGGATCCTAAAGAAAGAAAAGAAAGAAAGGAAATCAATTTCATGAAGTTCAAGAGATTCAGAGAAATGCCCGAAGAACAGAGGGCTGTGATTTTTGAGAGAAACGACGTCAAGGAATTCCTTCAGAATGTTAGAAGCTGCATAGCACAGAAGAGAGCGCTCACAAATGCAGGGCTTCTGGTTCCTGAGGTATTTCTTGGCCTGATCCGTGAGAACATCATAGAGTATTCCAAACTTTGGAAGCATGTAAATGTGGCCTCAATCAGCGGAAACGGAAGGCTGGTCATTGAAGGAACCATCCCTGAAGGAATCTGGACTGAGTGCTGTGCCAATTTAAATGAGCTCGATCTTGTTTTCAATGACGTTGAAGTTGACTGCTACAAGGTCGGCGGATTTGTTCCTGTTTGCAATGCAAGACTGGAAGATTCTGATGTTGATCTTGCGGACGCCATAACGGTTGCGCTTGGAGGAAGCATCGGATTCGCTCTCGACAAGGCTATCCTCTACGGAACAGGCGTCAAGATGCCTCTCGGTGTAGTGACAAGACTCGCTCAGACAGCAGCTCCTTCCAACTATCCTGCAACTGCAAGACCTTGGGTAGATCTCCACACTAAGAACATCAAGTCAATTGCTACCCAGGGAACAGGAGCTGCACTCATCGCCGAGATCGTGAAAGCCTTTGGAAACGCTAAAAGCAAATACTCCAGAGGAGAGAAAGTCTTCGTCATGAACGATTCAACTTATACTGCTCTGGCAGCCGCAACTGTAGTTCCTACAGCAGACGGAAGACTTGTTTCTGCAGTAGTTGACAGAATGCCAGTCGTTGGCGGAATCATCGAAGTTCTTGACTTCATTCCTAACAACGTCATCATCGGTGGATTCTTCGATCTTTACCTGCTTGCAGAGAGAAGAGGAATCACCCTTGCTCAGTCTGAACATGCTATGTTCACCCAGGACAAAACAGTCTTCAAGGGCACAGCAAGATACGACGGCAAGCCGGCTATCGCTGAAGGATTCGTTGCTATTGGTATTGAGGGTACCACTCCCACAGCTGCGATGACATTCGCCCCTGACACAGCCAACGAGGAAGACGACCAGGAAGGCAACCAGGAAGATACCCCGGGGGAATAAGTCTGGCCGAGCCACAGAGTGAGCCGGATCTGAATTCAATGACTAAAGCCCAGCTCCTCGACTATGCCGGGGAGATGGGCCTTCAGATCAAGAGCACGGCCAGAAAAGCTGACATCATCCAGATCATAAAGGAGGAAAGAAAATGAATGCCGAAGAATTAAATGTGCAGGGACTTTTGAACGAATTCAAGCAGACCCTCGGCATTACGACGGAAAAGCTCGACACGAGACTCCTCCGAGTCCTGGGGGCAGCAGCAGATGCCATCCGTCAGGAAGGAATCACGGATCTGGATCCGGAAGACAGACTGGACGGAGAACTGATCATCGACTATGCCCAGTGGCAATGGGAGAAGCGGCGTGAGAACGTCGGACTACCGAGAATGATCAGATGGAGGCTCAACAACAGATTATTTTCGCTTAAGATGAAGACGGAGCAGTAAATGGAGACCTTTATCACCCTTATAAAAAGAAAAGTCACAGGTCATGATGAGTATGAGAACGAGATCATTGAAGAGGTCGAGAATGAAGTTCAGGCAAGAGAAATCTCAATCACAAGATCCGAGTTCTATCAGGCGGCTCAGAGTCGTCTCAATATAAGTCACATTTTTGTGCTTTCGAATTATAACGACTACAACGGAGAAGAACTTCTGAGATATACTGACCGCTTCGGGACGACAGACACATATCGAGTTATAAAAACATATAACCGAGGAGACTCGGATGAGATCGAGATCACCTGCGGTGAAAGTGTGGAGCCATGAAAAGCGTAGAAGAGCAGATTGAAGGATTGATGATCCAGTTTCAGGCAGATCTGGAAGACGGATCCGCAGAGATAGGAGAAAGGATCGCGAGAAAAGCGGCTGCAGAACTTCGCAAGACATCACCGAGACACAGGCCGAAATACTATGCAGGCTGGTCAGTAAAAGCAATCAAAGGATTCGGAAGCTCTGTCACTTATACGGTGTATAACCGTACACATCCGGGCTTAACTCACTTGCTTGAAAACGGGCACGGAGACGCAAAGCCTCATGTCCACGTCAAGCCTGTAGAAGAAAAGTACACCCGGGAATATTTGGAAGAATTGGAGAGGATGGCGAAGAATGCCGGCAGTGAATAAATATCAACAGATAGGACAGATCGTCAGAGGACTGGACATATATGTCGCCACAGGGAAGACCTCCAAGAAACTTCCGACAAGATATGTGATTATCAAAGGAAACGGACAGGATGTCATCGAAGGCGATGACACGTTCTTCTGGCGGGAAGATCTGATCCAACTCGAATATTACTACACGAAGAAAAATGAAGCACAGGAAACCGAATTCGAGGATGCACTCCTGGATGCAGGGTTCCTCTTTGAAAAAAGTGAAGACGTCTTTATTGAAGAGGAGGGCGTCTTTATTATTTATTACGATATCAACTAAAGAAAGGAGCAAGAAAGATGGCTGATCCTAATAAAGTCTATTATGGTATCAAAAATCTGTATTTCTGGGAGTACAACGTAAACGCAGAAACAGGAGCGGTCACATTCGGAATACCTTACCATCAGGAAAGCGCAAGAAACTTCGGTCCAGATCAGGACGCGAACTTCGAAGACACCGATGCTGATGACATGGTTTGGTACACCGATGCGACAGAAGGTCCCATCACAGGAGACATTGAAGTCGTAAGGTTTGATGACGAATTCAAGACCAGATTCATGGGATATCTGAGAACTACAGACGGAGGCCTTGGAAAGCCCATCAATCCGGTCAAGAAGAATGTCTGCATCGCATTCGAGTATTCCGGAGATAAGGAGAACCGCAGACAGGTCCTCTATAACGTAGCACTTGGAACGATCACCAGAGAATTTGAGACTACCTCAAGAGATTCCAAAAATATCAAATTCGACACTCTGGACATCAGAGCGATCGGAGACAAAGCATCCGGCTTATATCAGAACACATATAAACCGGCTGACGATGGATATTCCACTCTCTTCACGAATCCGACTCCTCCGGAGATCGCGCCATGAAGGCTGAAGAATCAAAAGAAAGGGACGGCAAATGCCGTCCCCTATTTTGCATTATAAGGAAAAGGAGGAACCAAAATGGAAAAGACGATAAAACTGAGCGAAAATGAGAGCATCACGCTTTCAAACAATGCTGCCTGGTTATATGAATTCGCGGATCAATTCGGTTATGACATCACACCTACATTACTTCCGCTTGCAAACAGTCTTGTGGAGTCCATTCACGCAGTTACAAGGCCGATAATTGAACAGCTGGAGATAGAGTCAAAGTCTAAAGGAAAAACCACAGCGGACGCAATAGAGGCCTTTAAAGCGCTGGACAAAGACGCAGTGAAGGAAGCAATCTTCGAACTATTCACAACAAGAGCCACGGATTTTATCAACATAATATGGGCAATGAACAAGGCGGCCGACGAAGACATTGAAGAGCCAAGAAGATGGATCAGAAAATTCAATAAGTTTCCATTTGACGTTCTGATCCCGGAAGCAGGGAGCATGATCGCGGAAGGGTTCCTGAGCTCAAAAAACTTGAAACGCCTTCAGAGTATGATGGAGAAAGTGAAGACTCTGGAGGTGCAGTCGATCTTCACACAATCACCCTCGCAGGAATCGAAAGAGGGCTGACCCTTCAAGATATCAAAAAGATGCGGCTCGGGCAGGTCGTGGATTTTTGCATATCATACAATGAAAGAAACAGAGTTGAAGAGGAGAGCAGGGGGAAGGGCAAGACCAAAAGAAAAGGCAGAAGGATAGCGACTCAGGAAGATATTGACGCATATTTAGGATAAGGAGCACAGAAGATGCCCGGTAATATTAAAGGAATCACAGTCGAGTTCCGGGCAAACACGACACCAGTCAGCAAGGCCATCAATAAGATGAGGACCGAAGCCAAGAATCTGGACAAGGAGCTCGGCTATATCAATAAGAGTTTAAAGTTTAATCCGACCAGCGTCACTCTCTGGAGGCAGAAACAGCAGGTCCTGAATGAATCAGTCAAAGACACTGAGAAAAGGCTCGATGAACTGAAAGACATTCAGAGCCAGATGGACGCTCAGGGAGTTGATAAGAATTCAGCTCAATATAGAGAGCTGGAGCGCGAGATCGTCAAATGTGAAGACAAACTGAAGCGATACAAGAAAGAGCTGAACACGATCCCGAATGCGAGGCTGAAAGCGCTGTCTGAAGGCTTCAAGAAGGTCGGAGATGAAATGACTAAAGTCGGGAAGAAACTGACTACACATGTTACAGCTCCTCTGGGACTAATCGGGGCTGCAGCGGCAAAGAGCTTTGCCGAAGTGGACAAAGTCATGGTCCTTACTAATTCCACAATGGGGAATACTGAAGAGGAAGCCAAGCTACTGGATGAGGCCATGAAGACAGCAGCTGCAAATTCCACTTATGGAATGACAGACGCAGCAACAGCTACCTTGAACTTCGCAAGAGCCGGACTCGATGCGGAACAGGCGGCTTCAGCTTTAGCTCCTGCCATGAATCTGGCAGCAGGTGAAGGAGGAGATCTGGACACCGTATCCGGAGGACTGGTCGCCACGATCAACGGCTTCCACGGATCTTTTGACGAAGCAGCGCAGTATGCGGATGTATTCGCGAACGCTTGCAACAATTCAGCTCTGGATGTGGATAGTCTTTCAACGGCTATGAGTGTAGCGGCCCCTATTTTTTCATCTGCTGGATACAGCGTGAATGACGCGGCTCTGTATATGGGCGTCATGGCGAACAACGGAATCGAGGCAGATAAGGCAGCCAACTCCTTGAAGACAGGAATGGCTCGACTTATAGACCCGACTGAGAAGGCTGCTGACTGGATGGAAAAGCTCGGGATCAATGTGACTAATTCAGACGGATCCTTGAAGGATTCCGTTACGGTGCAAAAGGAGCTCCATGATGCATTCTCCAATCTATCAGAATCGGAGCAGATTGCAGCCGCTTCTGCCATTTTTGGAAAGAATCAGATGGCACCATGGCTTGCCCTGATCAATACAGCTCCGGGAGACGTTACCAGTTTAGCCACGGCTCTCGAGGCAGAAGGAACAGCCGGACATATGGCTGCAGACATGATGAGCGGATTCGGAGGAGCAATAGAACAGTTGAAGTCTGGAATCGACGTCGCTTCGGCCTCTCTTGGAGAAGCTCTCGCCCCTACTATCGAGAAAGTAGTGGGATGGCTTCAGCAGGCGATTGACTGGTTCAATTCTTTGGATGATGAGACCAAGACACAGATCGCGACCATCGGCCTGGTCGTAGCGGCTGCAGGCCCTCTCCTGGTAGTTCTCGGAACCGTGATCTCAACCATAGGAACGATCATGGGAGCCTTGGGAACTGTCAAGACTGCACTCCTGGCGTTCAGCGGTCCGGTAGGAATTGCCATCGCAATAATCGGAGGACTGATCGCTGCAGGTGTCGCCTTATATAAGAACTGGGATAAGGTGAAAGCTGTAGCAACGAGTTTAGTCGCTCACATCAAGGCCAAATGGATCATGATGAAGAGGGATGTGACGACGACGTTCAATGCTATTAAGACGACTATTTCAAATGTTTGGAATAATATCAAAACGACAGTCGGAAATGTGGTCGATAAGATCAAAACCACTGTCGGATCAAAGTTTGATTCTTTAAAAACAAAAGTTGTCACCGCATTTAATTCAATCAAGGAGAAAGCTTCTTCGATATTCAATGCCGTGAAAACTGCGATCACTCATCCTATCGAGACGGCAGTTGGATTGATCAGAACGGCTATTGGAAAGATCAAAAGCATCATAAACACGGCGAAATTGAAGCTTCCGCACTTTAAACTTCCACACTTCAAGATCTCCGGGGGTAAACTTCCCTGGGGAATTGGAGGAATGGGCGAAAAGCCGACAATCGGAGTCGAATGGTATAAAAACGGAGGAATCTTTAATAAGCCAACCATCGCGGGCTTAGGAGACACTCCGACAGGCGGTGAGGCGGCTCTGCCTCTGGATCCGTTCTGGAAAAAGATGGACAAGATGGCAGGAGCTATCATCCAGGCATCATCCGGAGGAAACACCTTCAACATATATGCCTCGGAGGGAATGAACGTGAAGCAGCTGGCCAGAGAGATAGAAGCTATCCTGGTAAGACAGGGAGAACAGAGGAAAGCAGCATGGGGATATTAAGAAATCAATTTATATTCAATGAATGGATCCAGAGCGGGCACTACGGAGTGTATATCTCCGGAGATTCAGTATATAACGCTCCGGCAAGAAGGGGCGAGAAGATTCAGATCCCGGGAAGAAACGGAGATCTCATCCTGGATGAGGATTCTTTTGAGAATATTTCGGTCACATATCCGGCAGCGATCTCACCGAGAACATATGATGGATTTGATTATAATATCCAATCGTTAAGAGACGCCTTGACACACATCAAGGGATATAAGAGGCTGGAGGACACATATCACCCGGACGAGTTCAGGCTTGGAGCATATCGTGAAGGTCTTGAGGTAGATCCTTTCCATTTCAACAAAGCGGGAAAGTTCAACATTGTTTTTGATTGCAAACCACAGCGATTCTTGAAGTCTGGAGAGAATCCAATCACCTACACGGCAAGCGGAACGATTCAGAATCCCACATGGTTCGCGTCAAGTCCGCTTCTGGAAGTGACTGGAAACGGATATATTGAAATCAGCGGATATCGGATCACAGTCAGCAACAGCCCGGGAACGATCAAAATCGACTGCGATATCATGGAGGCATGGAGCGAGTCAGGCGGGACGAAGATTTCACAGAACGGGAACGTCGTATATAGGAATCACGCCACTCCGAAGCTGGCAAGCGGAACGACGAACGTAGTTCTCGGATCTGGAATCACGAAGCTCGTGATTACTCCGAGATGGTGGAGGCTGTAGTATGATACCGGTATTATACGAAAACACAGAAAGAGAATTCACTTCGGGAGGCATCGGGTCCCTTGCGGACTGTGTCTCCTGCCTTGTGACTGAGGAGAGAAACGGGATTTTTGAATGTGAGTTTCAGATCCCGATAACAAGCCCGAGATATAACGATGTCCAGGAAGGAAGGATCATCCTGGCCACTCACGACGAATCTGGCGAAACTGAGCCCTTTGACATATATGCGAGATCTGCTCCGATCAATGGACTTGTGACCTTCTACGCGCATCATGTGAGCTACAGACTGACCAAGGCCGTTTGCATGCCGTTCACGGCGACGGGGATCCAGAACGCGATTGCTAAGCTGAAGAGCAAGATCATCACCAACGGATCTTTTGACTTCTGGACAAATAAGACCACGACCGGGAACTATACTCTAAAAGAGCCACGGATCGCTAAAGGGGTCCTCGGAGGTGAAGAGGGAAGTCTTCTTGATCGATATGGCAAGGGAGACTATAAATTCAGGAGATTCAGCGTTCAGCTCTACACGGACCGCGGATCTGATACGGATGTCGATATCAGATACGGGAAGAACCTGAAGGATATAGAATATAATAAAGACATGAGCGATGTCTATAATGCTATAGTTCCGTACTGGGTGGATCCGGAGACTGGAGCGGTAATAACACTTCCAGAAGGCTTCCTGAAATACTCAGGGATAAACTACTATGAAACGAAGCTGACAGAAGAGAACCTGGACGTCTTAAGAGATGAAAACGGAACTCCTCTGACAGTCAGAACTTCTCCTTTGGTGGCCATTCCGTTCTCTATGAATGACTATTTCAGCAATAAGCCAACTGAGTCAGAGATGAGGACTCTCGCCCAGAGTCTTCTCAATTCATCCGATGCCTGGACGCCAAAAGAGAATATCAAGGTCGACTTTGTTCAGCTTTGGCAGACAGAAGAGTATAAAGATTATGCAGCACTCCAGAGAGTCAAACTCTGTGACCGCGTCAATGTATATTATCCGGAGCTTGGAGTCGTTAAAGTCAAAGAAAAGGTGGTCAAGACTGTATATAATACGCTTCTTGACCGGTATGATGAAATTGAGCTGAATCAGCTTCCGACTTCGCTCACACAGCTGACGAATGAAGCCATCGGAGCAACAGACGCCTCAGCTGAGACCGCATCGATGGAAGCCGTGAGAGATCTGATCGATGTCGCTCTCAACCTTATGAGAGGAGGCCTCGGCGGATATATAGCTATCCCGGCAGATTCGAACGGATACCCGGAGAGCATCCTGGTCATGGATAAGCCGAATGTCACCAGCGCGGTCAATGTTTTAAAACTGGATAAAAACGGAATAAGTCATTCTGGCAATGGAGTCAACGGCTCATATTCCAGGATCATCGACATGAATGGTCAGACGATGACCATCAACGGAGCGAATGCGGTTCGGCTCGGATCCGGAGCGCTTACAGTTCTTTTGAATGGAAGACTTCTCGGTCAGCTCATGGGAATGACCGTAGGAGGGGAGTCAGTCGGGGCATATAAAGCGACGACACCGTTCGAATTGCTGAACGGATCCGGAGCGCTAGGCTATCGATACGGAGGGACAGCCGGAGCGGGAAGCTATGGAGCTATCCACTACTTTAACGGAAATATGAAGATCGTCGGTAACCTTGAGGTGACCGGAAGCATTACTCATAATTGAGGAGGATAACATGGAGATACATGAATTAAATAACTTCAATGGAACGCCAGGATCAACTAATTATCTGGCAATTGATAATGGATTCGACACAGCAAGGATCAGCGGAACGGATCTCCTGAAGCAGGTCAACGGAAGGATCGACGGAGTCATCGAGCAGAACAAGGAGACCTCGGTCCTTTTAGGAGTGGGATCATTCGAGTCATCTGGTGGGACCATTACTCTCAATGAATCAATAGCAGATTATGACTTCATAGACGTGATCATCCCGGCATCAGCTGGATTTCAAGGGTCTTTAAGAGTAAGAGCCAACTTCTCAGCCGTTGCAGTCACTCTTCCAAGAACCAGCGACGGGAACTTCGCTTCTATTACTGATACCCGTCTCGATATGCTGAAGTTCACGATCAACTATTCATCAAATACCAGCCTGACTGTTTCGGCAATCAAGATTTGGAAATGGGAACCTAACAGCGCGATGGAAACACAGCCTTATATCATCGACTACAGCGGGACCGTCGACATTCAGATCTGGGGCATTAGATACGCTCAGCTTGACGCCACCGAACTGACAGATCTGAGAACAGCCCACAACGGAACCGTTTACTCCACAGCAAGAGCAGCAAGAGAAGCGGACTATAATGCGCTGGATGAAGAAATAAACGTTTTAGATTCTGACATAGATAATATTTCAATATCAACTAGTAGCGAAGTTAATAGCTTCTTTAGGGAGCTATATATCGTTGGGCTGGATCCTGGACAAGTGGCCTATATTGGGTTTAATATGCAAGGCCCAACATACTCTAATATTAACTTCAAGGACTCAGCTAAGAATCTGCTGGCTACATTCTCAACCGCAAGCCGTGACGACATACTTATAGAGCGGGCAATGTCGGGAGAAGAAATATATTTGTGTGCCTTTGTTGATTGGTCAAAGAGGTCATTGCTTAGCCTTGACGATAATAGCGTCGTTTTAGCTAAAAGAACGGGAATACTTCACATGAATCCCGCGATTGAGGAGTTCCTGAGAAATGCCGAAAGTCTTGAGCTTGTTCCAAATTATACGAAGATAACCGGGCATAGAATAAATACGCAAGGAGCAATCGTAACTGCAAGCTCATCATGGTTCTATTCGAGTCCTATTCAGGTATATGCTGGGGATGTGGTGAGATTAGTATGTTACGGAAACGATAGCGCTTCACCGATATCTTATACGGATGCAAGCGGATCTTTCTATAAGCCGGCTGTTGTTTATTCGGGAACTGATCCGGATACATATTACTTAACTATTGAAAAAGATGGATATATAGCTATTTCTATTACTCAAAGCGCAGCGAATAGGTTCCTTATCTATCGCAACAATTATATAGCGAAACTGTTGAGACCGATTAATATCGCAATAGATAGCACGGGTAGAGATGAAGGCTCATCCGCTGAGAGTATCCCAATAGAAGCTATAAAATACGGATATAAAAATCCCTCAAGAATTTCCGGAGCGGATATCTCAGACCCATCAGCCTGGAATGGTGTAGATATGACGCTCATAGAGAAAAGCGTTAAATATGACAATATAACGCGAAGGATGAGGGATTGCCTGAGCTTTACAAGCGCCGCATCGAGCGGATATGCATATTGTAATATTAGCCCGGCTGTCAATGCTAAAACTCATCCCTTGATGATATCTATTTGCGTAGGCGACTATGATGACACGAATCCACCGGCGGGAGATGTAGGAATAGAGTTATTTAGCGGATCCGCAAGGGATACCGCTCATAAGGCAACAATGAATTTAGTGCTATCTACTGGAGACGTGAGCTATAACCCAGTATTTAATCGAAACGGATGGATCAACCTTTGTGTCTTTGTCCCTTCAGTTAAAGAATACCGAAATAATACAGTTGGCGCGGACTTTGATCCTACAAATGTAACCGCTGTTGGTGTCCATGTATATAATACTAGAGGAATATCGAATACAGTTCATGTAGCTCAGCTTGATTTTATGCCGGCTATGAATAAGCCGGGAATCATAACAATTGTGGACAATTTTGGCGTTCGAGTTCCAGCTATGGCAGACTATGCACATTCTAAAGGCGTACGGCTCAACCTCTCAATCATTCCCGGATATTATGCAGGCGCACCGGGAGCGCCGATATGCGCCTCAAAAGCAGAGCTTGACAGAGTCGCTCAGCAAGGTCATTGCATTTGGAATCATACCTGGACGCATCAAGTGCTTAACAATTTGAATAACGTGCAGATACAGGATCAAATTAATTACGCTGAGAAGTGGATGAAGCAAAACGGCTACGGCGATGATTGTAGACTAGTCAGTATACCATCCGCTCAATTTACTACAGCGCCGAGCAATTCAGTCTTTGAGACCAATGCAGAAATGATATTCCACTCATGGGGAGGAGAGCAGCTCGCTGCATTTGTGCCTTATTACCCAGCTATTAGATGCTTACCTACGTCAATACTGGATGCACATTATCAAGATACTATGACCCCGACGCAAATTGCTCAAGTCGCAGCTAAGGCTATGACATACGGTGGAATTACTGTCATAGGTTTTCATGGCACATATTGGGACATTGATAACGGTGCATCGTGGAGGGCGTATATCGATGCATTGGCTGAGATAGATGGGGCTTATTTCTATGGCCTTGATGAGATAATTGGCGGGATGTGGTGCTAAGGAGGTTTACCATGATATTCAAAAATAGCAAAAATTTCGACACACTTAAATGGATCGCGCTGATCCTGATCCCGGCGCTTGTTACTCTTGTTCTTGCAGTCGGTCAGATTTGGAGCCTTCCGTATTACGAAAAAATCGGAGCAACAATCGCAGCGCTCGGGGTATTCCTGGGCGCTCTTTTAAAGGTCTCCACTTCAGCATATAACAAGGCGCTTGAGAATGAAGAAATCGGAACGATCAAGGATCCTGAAGAATTGGAGGAGCAGAACGATGAAGAAGCTTGACATCACTCCGGAGATGGAGGAAGAACTGAAGGCAATGGGCGCGGGATCTGATGAAAGCGAATCGGAATCGCAACTGATCAGAAGAAGGCCCTTGATGCTCGCGGCCGCCCTTAAAGTAAGAAAAAGAGACAGCAAGCTGGCCAAGAAAGCAATCTGGAACAACAACTACTGGCTCAGGCCTCCATATAAGATCGAGAAGGTCTGTCCGCATATCATGTGCGCTCCGAATTGGACAGCTGACACTTGCGGACATTTCTTCCAGGGGGTCAAGGTATCCTCAAATTACGGCATCGGAGTCAAGGGGGACACGGATCAATATGTGGAAGAAAAACACGGGGCATTTGCTCAGGGATCCAAAAAGTGGAATCAGAGAACGGCCTCCATCGAGATGGCCAACAGTACAGCAGGGCCTGAGTGGAAAGTATCAGACGAGACTCTCGAGTCATGTATTGAGCTCATCGCAGACATCATGATCCGGAACAAGCTCGGCCACGCTAACTACACAGGAGATCTCACCGGGAATCTGATAGAGCATTGCATGACAGCAAGCACGGCTTGCCCGGGTCTATATGTTCACAAGAAAATGTCTCACATTGAAGCTGAAGTGAATATGATCATCGACGGCAAGCTGAGACTCCCGGAGACTGGCTACTATAAGCGAGGCGACTACGGCAGAAGCGTCAGGATCCTCCAGAGATGGCTCAGATCCGAAGGCTACTACAAGGGACCATATAAGGGTGCTTTCGGTTCGTATAAGTCCGGGACCATGAAGGCCGTGGAGAAATTCGAAAGAAAATATGGCCTCGAAGTCGACGGATTCTTCGGTCGTGAGTGCTTTAACAAGTATTTAGAGATTAGAGGTGCAAAAAAATGAATGATGGAATGATCATCGCAGTAGCTGGCTTCCTTGTGACGCTGATTGCACTCGTTAAGCCCATTATAAATTTAAATACAAACATCACTGAACTCAAGGTCAGCATCGACCAGTTCAAAGAGTCGATTGATAAGCTCGACAAGCGGATCACGGCGCATGGTCAGGAGCTTGATACGATCAGGGAAAAGATCGCAAATCACGAGGTTCGGATCGGAGAACTCGAGAAAAGATGACGGCTCAGGAGAGCCGTAGGTTCATCTCCTTGAATTAATATATACTGGCAGCAGAGGACCCCGGGCATAGTACCCGGGGTCTTTTGCTTATATTAAAGACCTAATTGAGAAAATGATCATATTAGAAGCCATCTGGTGATTGCTGGATGGCTTTTTTATTTTGCAAAAAATCGAGATAAATTCTCTAAACAGTATTGACATTCCACGCAGCGCGTGGTAAAATAGAATCAAGATAAGACAAGGAAATGTTGAAAGGAGATCACAAAATGTTTGATAAAAACGGAATCGAAATCAAGAGAGGGGACATCGTTAAGATCGAAGGAGGTTACTTCAAGAATGACAACGGACTTTGGTTCGTGGAACATGTCCCTGGAGAACCGAACTGGAACGGCAGCGATTGCTCACTCAGGAAGATCGGCAAGACGGGAAAGGTCAGCACACAGAAACACAACATCTGCTTTTGGCCTCTGAGCGTATATGTAAATGATTATTTCAAAAGATGCGAAGCCAGAGCATGGAACGAAAAGAACGCAACTATCGAGATCGTGGCGGGCGTCAACAAAGAAGGAATCATTCAGCACTTCGAAGAAGAGAAGAAAGAGACCGAGCAGATGCTTGAATGGTACGGATGGCACTTCGGAGAAGAAAGTGATCCATATAAGCTGACAGCTGCAAGTCTGGAAGTCATTAAGAAAACAATCAATAGAATAGCTTAAAAAAGAGGGGAGGGCGCAAGCCCTCCCGGGAAAGGAGACAATGAAATGAAGAACTTGAAAGAAGTATCAGAGAGATCAAAGAAGGGAAGAACCCCTATATATTACAGCTATAAAGATCAGGCAGCCTATACTGAAGAGGGTTCAGGAAGGTTTTACGTCACGGATCTGATAAGAGAAAACAGCGAAGAGGAGATCGAGAGGACCATCAGATGGTGGATGAGCTTATAAGGAAAGAGGATCCGGAAGGATCCTCTTTTTTAATCTTCAGATTCGCACCATTTTATTATTTTTGCGGCAGCATCATCCAGCAGATCCTCCAACTCCGGAGAGAGCTGATCCGGAAGATCAATAGCATGATGGTCGTTCCTGGACTCTATAGGCGGGAACGTCATCCATTGAGCGCGGATCGTGTACTTGAACCTGGCGAGATCATGATGCATGAAGCGGATCGTCAAATAAGCATCGGCGAACCGGGCAAGCCTCAAAGTGCTGCAGTCGATACCCTGATTGGAAAGATATTCCTCGACGCAGCTGAACACAAATCTCTCTTCCTCCGTGCAGACCAGGTCCCTCTCGAGCCCGTGGATCTGAACCACAGGCTCAATGGTCATATATTTCTTTACGAACTCGAGCCGACTCTTCTTCATATATTCATCGTATCCGTCTTTGATCTCATCATATTTATAAACGTCTGAACAAATAAGATGATCCTTCCTGAATCCCAGCTCTTTGAAACACTTCCGACATATAGCAGCATCCGCGAGCTGGACCCTGAAATGAAGAAGGAAGGAAGCTCCGCATCTCTTACATTTATACATACTCATCACCTCCATTTTATAATTGTAGCAGAAATAAATCTTTTATAAAAGAAGTTACTTCGAAAAAAATCCACGCAAATGGCACTTTTTTATTGAAAAGTTGTTGACAAAAAACGCACTGCGTGGTAATATAGAATCACAGGGATGAGATAGATATTCAAGGAGGAAGAGACATGAAGTGGGAAACAAAGAGATATTGGTCAAGGAACGCAAATGCGAACCATACTCTTGACCGAGAACTTTCAAGACCAATAGAGGACATCATGGATGCGAAAGCAGAGGAATACATGGGATTCCTCACGATGATGGGATACAAGAGACATGAACACGGTTCGCAGATATTCTTCGATAAGAGAATAGATGCACACACCACCGAAGAGGTTATATTCTACAGATAAGAGAGGGGAGCAATCCCCTCCAAGAGGAGGACAACATGACAAGGATCAAATCGTACCTTAACGGCAAATTAGTTGCCGAACATATCTATTACAGAAACCAAACCAAAGCAATTGAAATGTTTAGGAATGAATATCCCGAACATGATGAATGCATTGTAGTTGCAGAAGATTATGACGAGACAGACCCGAAGAACGCAGAACACTTCAAAATGGCGTGCGATTGTGGGTGCGTACATTTTTGGTAATAAGAAAGGAGAAAATAAAATGACAAAAAGAATGCTTTTAACAATCAACTATAAGAACGGGAACAAGATGAAGGAGCTTGTGAACTACATCAACTTTGAAGATGGATCCATATTCTACACGAGAGACTCACAGATCCAGCAATCTATCACAGCAGCGGCAAAGACACCTCTGGGAAATGTAGAATCATTCGATCTTGAAGAGGTAACTTGCGAAGGCTGGGAAATAGTAGAGAAATAGGAGGACAATATGACTATAAAAGAAATGAGGGAAGCCCTCGGGGACTCCAGGAAGAAGTTCTCCGAAAGATATGAGATCCCGGTCAGAACTTTAGAAGACTGGGAAGCAGGAAGAAGGAATCCTGCACCGTACATCTTAAAGCTGCTTGAAAGAGTCGTGAATGAAGATCTCAAAGAGATTGAAAAAGAATAAAATGAAGAGGCCGTCCAAAGACGGCCTCCGAAGAAAAACATTGACAAACGAAAAATCCCGAGTATAATTCAAGGTGAAGAGAGTGTGAGGGTCCCCGACGGAGGGGACTATACAAAAAGGTGTCAACTATTCCTAAAATCATAACCATTAGGATAGTATACCACCAAAAAAACAACTTTTTGTATGTTTGCACTCTCGAAAGAGGGTGCTTTTTTATTATATGCGATAATAATGGAAAAGTACACATATAAACGGAGGAAAGGGAAATGATAGAAAGAAAAGTGAAGAGACAAGTCACGATTCACGGAAAGGATCCGGAGGATTTCGATAGGAAAGTGAATGAGATTCTGATGAATCATTCAGAGGTTAAGATTGAGAGAGAGCCACAGGTGGCCATGATGTGCTACATGACATTCACAGACATGGTTGAGATCCCGGAGACACTTCGTGAAGAATATCTCTTGGCAGGATCCTCTCTGGAATGTAGGGACTGCCCGATGCTCAGGAAGAGCGAAGACAAAAGAAGAAAGAAACACTTCTGCCCCGTCAAGCAGGCAACTGTCAGACTGAATATGAAGTGCTGCGAAGAATTCTATGAAAAGGTGGAAGCTGGTGAAATCATCATTGAAAGGCGCGACGGCTTGGAGGTAGCATGATGAACATACTGAGAGAACGAAAGATCAATAAGCTTGCAGATGAACTATATCAGATGGCGAAGACATCCGCTTCAGAAAGCATCGACAGAGACTTCACGGATCTGGCTGCTTCCAGGCTTGTAGATGTGTTCGCAGAAAGACTGATCCGATTCAGGGCTGCTCAATACCTGCAGCTATACGGAAAGCCTGAAAACGAATGGGACAGAAAGAAAGCAGACCGCTTCATCATAGGAGAAGGATATCATGAGTTTTTGGCAAAGAATCAGGAACTGGTGAAGAAGTATTTCAAAGCCTTCCTGAAGGATACAAACATAATTCTTTCGGGAATGACGACGAGGGAGGGAAGGTCATGACATTGAACGAGAAATCATTGAGCGAAATAAGGGAAGAATTCGATTCTGCCCTGAATCAATTATTTTATTTAATGGAAAAGAAGAAAACGGATCAGGGAGATATTTCTCTCAAGATCTCCGTGAATCTGATCCCGACACGAGAAGAAAGTGTGGACGCCGATGGAACCATATCAGAGACCATCGTCAAGATCCCGGAATTCGATTACACCATTTCGCAGTCTTTGAAGCTTACTAATAAGATTAAAGGCAAAATCGAGCAATATGATAAGTTGGTCTTTGATGAATCAACAGGGGCATATCATCTGGAGCCGGTCAAAGATAATCAGCTGAACATGGGCATATAAAAAGGAGATGAAAGAAATGACATACTTCGAAATATTATCAACGTTTCTCATTAAAACAGCACCGGCATGGATCCCGACCATTCTGATCATGATCGGATGGGGAGCTTATGAAAGGAAGGCTTTCAATGATGACGATGACAGATAAGAAGAGAAAGGCTCAGGGCGAGAAGATAGACCGTGCCATCCAAATGATTGATGATGCTGTGATGGAGCTGATAAGAGGAGGAGAAAGGCTCTCCGTTCTGGAGGGACAGATCCGGATGGAGCTGGGGACCATATTTAACAAGGCTTTCAGGGCTGAATGTGAGATGGTCCAGGAAGAGAGAAGAAAATGAGAATCAACAGAGAAGAACTGAAGAAAAAGGGAGAATTCATCAAAAGATATTCCGAAGCAATCAGGGCAGATGACCGCTCGGGAGTCGACTGGCTGAGGTATGAAATATACGAACAGTGGGACTATATCAGGGAGACTCTCCTGATCAGGTTCAAAACAGGCGAAATGAAGAAGGTCGACATCACGGGAAATAGTAACCTGGCAATCATGGAGGATGCGATCCGGGAGATTTACAGATGACTTGCCCGGACTGTAGAAGAGATTCCAATCGAGATCCAATGCGTCCGGACGTCTGGAAGATGTGCCCGAAGCATTCGGGAAAGCCTATCTGCATCGACTGCTGCAAGAAATGCGAATACTATTTCTATAATGATTTCTATATATCGCATGGCTGCAGATATGGAGCAGACCGATGGCATGATCAGGAGGAATCGAAGGAGGTTCAGCTTCGAAGGATAGAGACACAGATCGAAGCGCTCTATCAGAAGAGAGAATACTATTTCAGCAGGAACTGGCCAAAGATAGCTAAAAAGGTGGAAGGAGAAATCAACGGTCTTCTGTTCGAGAAGCAGAAGATCCTGAATCAATAAGATAGCAGGCGAGGGCATCGTTTTTCCTTTCCGATTTCCCAATATAATCTCAATAAAATACAATCTTTATAACACAATTTAGAAAGGAGTATTTCTCCTTTTGATGACGATGATCTCAATAAGTTAATGTCATAGGATGCCCTCGCTTCTATATATATAAATATGATAATAGACAAGTACCTTGACAGGGCGGATGAAAGCCGCGCCTGTCTTTGCAAAAAGAAAGACTGCAGATATATGGCCAAGCAGAATCTCAAGACTTGCGATTATATCCTCATAACGGGGAAGAGACGAGGCTGCCCGGTTGAGAACTGTGACAAGTATCTTCCGGGGAAGGTCAGAAGGACACTCCCGGTCATCAACTTAAGTTGAGAAAAAAGAAGATAAAACAAGAAGGGCGCTCGGTATGAGCATTAAAACTCGATTAGAGTATTAACAAGAAAGCCATGAAAGCAGTGAAAGAAGTATGCGTCGCTGGGAGGACTATCGATGTGAGTCTCAGGATCTCATCTGGATCTCATAGAGGGAAGCGGCGTCAAAAGAAGAATATATCATCAGAAGCAGTTCGCGCAAATAATGACAGACTTGCAGTGAAGAATCTCGCGCGGATCCTGAATGCAAATTTCAAAAAAGGAGATATCCATCTTGTATTGACATATAAGGAACCACCTTCAGAAGAACAGGCGAAAAAAGACAGAACGAACTATATTCGGAGACTACGAAGAAAAGGATTTGATGTGAAAGCCATCGCCGTAGCTGAAAAAGGGAAACATGGAAGGATACATCATCACTTCGTCATCTCGGGAGTCGGATCCGAAGACTTGGAAGCGGAATGGAGATCCGGCTGGGTGAATATCAAATACCTGGATGACAGTGGAGACTATACTAAGCTGGCAGAGTATCTGATCAAAGAGACCTCCGAAAGAATGAGAGAACCGGGAGCGGTCTTCAAAAAGAGATATGCTTGTTTTGGCAAACTGATCAGACCTGTGGTGAAAAGGGAAGAGATAAACATCTCGGATATCTTCGAGGATCCTGAGCCGATAAAAGGCTACTATATCCCGAAGGACTCTATCCGAAGATTTGAACATCCAGTCACGGGAATCGAACATCTGGAATATAGGATGATTGCGCTGGACAAACCAAGGAAATATAAACAATGGCCACGAGGGAAGAAGGTCAAACCTCGGGAATATTTCAAGATTGAGTATGAGGAGGAGCAGGAGGACATATTTGATCTTCTGTTCTGAAATATGTAGTGCAATGTACCACAAGGAAAAGGAGCTGATGCAATGTATAACTATGAACTTGGGAAGGTGGCGGACGTTCTTCAAAAAGCAGCGGAACAGTTAGGAGTGACCTGTGAACAAGCCTATAAGAATTTTGAAAGCTTTGTCAGAATGCTTCCTCCTCTATCGTCGGACGACTTAAGATTAATTGACATGAATCCAAATCTTTCGAGATTCCAGAAATGGAACATGAAGAGGAAAATCAGGGAAGCGATAAGAGAGCAGGAAGAAATTAATCCAATTGGGAAAGTCCTAGCTATGGACAATCAGGGGAATTTCACGGTTAAGATGCATAAGCTTGATGGGGATCTCGAGATCGCGACAATATTATCTGAAGACATCGTAAGCAACAACATGAGTTTCGGATTTTGGGATAGAATCGATATCCCCTTCGAAATATCAGAAGGAGACCGGAGGAAGCTCGACAATATGTGCAAAACAATAAAAGTCAAGAAGCAAAGGCTGAAGAGGAGAATATGATGGAAGTGTATTTAAATTTAAGCTATGACTTCAGAGAAGCTCAAACCAAGATGAGGGATTTCTTGGAACATTTAAGAGAGCAGGGCATAGAGTATAGAGCAAATGGAAATCAGCGAATTGTGAAAATTGAGGGCAAGGAGATTCATTTCATAATAGGCGAAGAATATGAAAGATGGTGCCTTGGAAGGACTTACTATTTCAATGGCAGGAAGTACAAAAGCTGATACCTTATCGAAGATAATACGGTGAAGATCCCAACGTGAGGAGGTGCGAACATGGGGAATAAAATCAAAGCAATTATAAAAAAGCCGACAGACAAGATCGGATCAGTGAAAGAAATCGAGGACACAGTCAAAGGAATTCAAATGGCCGTAGGAGGATATTTTGAAACGATCACATTAAAGGAAGGTCTCTGCCTCTTATGCGATGAAGAGGGCAAAATCAAAGGGCTGAAGCCGAACGTGATCCTGAAAGGAGACGTCATCGTCGGACCTATCGTGCTGGTAGGAGTGAATGGATCCGAATTCACGGACTGCCCTATCACGATTGAAGAGTGGGCCGAAAGGATAGGAATGAGATGAAGATCGGGAAAGCAATCGAGGTCCTTATGGAGAAGTATAATCAGGCAAAAGACAACCCTCAAATCAATGATCCAGTCGCATGGGCATTATATCGAACTTGGAGAATAGCAGATAAAGATAAGGATAAGCTGAAGAGGAAGAAGTCAAAAGGAGAATGATATGGGGAAAAGATTTTATAAGGCTAAATGCCAAGTACGGAATTCCATGGGAGAGAGCACAAGGGCAAGAGTAAGCGATGAATACATAATGAGTAACGGAGAAACAAGAGGAGGATGCTCTGGGTGGTTAGACCCTATGTATGATGAGATTATAGATGTCTGCAAGGCTTGTGCTGATTATGTGATGAATGTCGCAGAGGAAGAAATGTTATAGGAGAATGATATGGGAGTATGTCAAATAATTGTGACCGCACTATATATGATGTCACTTGGCTTGTATTTAGCGAAAGACGGGAAACCAAAAGAAGGCAAGTACAACTTTTTAGAGGCACTCATAATGACAATAATTATACTTGTGCTTTTGTGGAAAGGGGGGCTTCTATTCATGATAGCAATACCTAATATGGATCAGCCTAAGAGCTGCTACAACCATTGCAACTTCATAGCGATGGAAGAAGTCGGATGTCCTTTAAAGGATTACATAGAGTCGCATCAGTACAAGAATAGAACACATCCCGCTTGCCCACTAATCGAAATCGTACAATGTAAGGATTGTAAATGGTGGGACAACAACAACGGCGCAAACCGATGTACCCACGAATCTGGTGGAATGTGGGCGAAACCAAATGCATTCTGCTCATACGGAGAATTGAAAGAAAAAGATAATACTGTTTGCCAAGGA